CCGAACCGAACTTTAATTAGCAAGATTTTCAAAGATCTCTCGTGCTTACAGCGTATAGCTGCTTAGCACATTATTGAATTATTAACGAACTATTGATATAAAAATACATTTAGAATAACACAAAGAAGGAACAGCATCCGTTACTACAACATCCCCATCCTTGAACTCAGTCTGCTTTTCAATTTTCAAAGTTTCAAGGTTTAACTTACCGCCACATCTATTTTCAAGCTCTCTGATATAACCATAGGCAGTATTGTTATCTAGATTGCTATACTTAGCCGTTTCTGCATTTGGCATGCCATCAAAATAACATCCGTTGAACCTTGTATAGTCATCAGATGCCCATTCTTTGAAGATGCACACAAATCCACAATCACTAATAAGTACATCGCCCCTCTTCCAAGCGAACTTAGACCAGTCACGCATTTCTCTGGAAGGAAATAGCATTACTTCTCCTAGAGTATTATATAACCCTTTAGAATCAAAGAACACTATTTCACCATTGTGTTTCTTTACACATATATCATCCGTTTCTTCTCGCACAAGACAAAATGCGCACTCACCAAATATGGGTGAGTATAATCTTATACCCTTCGGCTTATCCTTTAGGATTTCCGCTATATTAATCTTTGTCTCCATATTATTTTACTCTTTTGAATAGAACATTCTTTCCGTCTTTTCGCTCATTTGATGCGCACTTGATTCGATTACACGTTTCTATATTGATAATGTTTGCAATTTCATCAAAGAAACAACCAGTACAATCAGCTTCCTTGGTCTCAACTACCTTTAACACGACTTCTGCTCCAATAGGTAAATCTTCCATAATTAGACCTCCTCGTTATATTTATAAACAAGCCCGACAACCAACTTTACAAGCTCATTGTTCGTCATAACTCTAGTGTCTGTATTACCAAGTCTCAGCTCATCAATGATACGTTCTGCAACCTTCTTGATGTGTCCCATCTTTGACAGAGGGAAACGCTCAATGTCGGCAGCCTTGTCAAGGTGGAAACTCTCACGAAGGTAATCTGCACGAATAATGTTAACTGTTGAAGACTGTCGAGTAACTACCCATACACCCTCTTCTATAGAGTCGTACAAGAGCATATTCGTAGGTTCATACTTTCCGTTTATCTTTCGATAGAACGTCTTCGATATATCAAGGTCAGGAATCTTGTATTCCTGATAGCGACCTTTACTGTTCTTTGTGTAAAGTTTTGGAATCTTTTTCATTTTTCTTACGTTTTAAGTTAGCTATTCTTGTCTCTCTAAGATATTCCTCAGATTTCTTCAATCCGAGTTTCTTAGCTTGTTTAGCGACCGCGTAAACGCTTCTGCCAACTATTCTAGCAATATCTTTGTTAGAAGAGTCTGGGTAACCTGTTTTCAATGCTCTTAATTGAGCTTCATTCCAAGGAGTGCCAGTGTTATCTTGTGCGTCTTCTCCATCTACGATAATTCCGTTTATATCAAGATTAAGACCACTGAATATACAAGCATCTGCAAGTGCTTTTTCGGCACGTTTATAATCGAGCACCTTTTTACCGATGATTTCGAATCCGAGAGAGAGTTTGTCAGGGCACTCTGAAAACACTTTCTTATCTACAGATTCAGGATATATAGCTTCCACTGCATTACGCATACGAGAATGAACTCCCTTAATTGGAATAATAAAGTATTCTGCAATATTTGTTGCCCAAGAACCATTATATTCATCCATTGTCTTTTTAAATGCAGAAACAGAAGATTCAAGCATTCCGCTCAATATTCCAGACATAACAACCATTGTGTACATCTTATGTCTTTCAATATGATGCTTTGAAAATTGGTTATCTAACGAATAATAACATTTCCTTACATCATCCTGTAGATTGAACTTGATGATAAAAGTAAGCTTATCCCATATCTCAGACATGCCGTCAGCTTTCATTCGTTCTTTGAACAAGTCAATCAATTCATCGGAAAATTCCTTCGCCTCTGTCATTCTTCTCTTTACATCAAACTTAAATAGCTTTTCATCTTCCGATACCAGTTTGAATGTTTCATCTATGTTAGACTTGACAATTTTAGCAAAGCCGCCAACCATTGAATAAAAAAGCATGTAGAGTTTGCTTATATTTTCTTTAGATGGAACTGCAAGAGGAACACCTGCGAGTACACACGAATTATTTGGATTCCAATTTGTCTGCATACTATTTAAGAAAGACTTTAAATACACCACCTATTGCATTATCAACACTAATGCCTTCAGTTAGAAAATCACTTTTGAGAATATCATCAATAGAGTAACTCCAATCGCAACTACCTGTAAGACCACCCCAAGGTCGAAATGTCTTAAAACCAGATGATACATTATTGGCTGTATCGTAGTTATACACGCAATAGTTGTAACGTTTAGCAATTCTTTTGTCGTGATTAGATAATCCGTCCAATGGAATTATATTAACGTAATATTTTAGAGACAACGTAATTCTATCAGCGGTTGCATCAATGTAAAAGTCGCTACCACACTCGCCAAATTTACTATTGGTAACATGTACGTTTCCATACATATCTTCTATCGCATTCATCTTTTTTACCGCTAATCTTTTCATTAGGCTTTCTGTAATACCTTTTTGTTTTCTAGCCTCAACAAACGATTTCAGAAGTTCTTGTTGCAGCAGACTACATTCTGTAGTTGCTTGTGCAGACAAATTATTGATTACCATTCCGTTCATATTACTTTGATTTTAAGTTTCCGTATGCAGCATAGAAACTATCAAGCTGCTGTGTTGCGTGTACTAGCTTCTTGTTGTAGCTATCTCGTTCTGCCCTAGCCTTAGAGATAAAGATGAAGCTAACGATGAATGATATTACTACCGTTATCACGATGAACAACCAAGGCAGCTTGTGTACCGCCTTATTGATTGCTCTTCCTATATTTCTCAGGATAACCCAAGAATAAACAACTATGAACACTACCGCCTGTTTGGTGGTAGCGTTCTCAATACGTTCTGTCTGCGTCATTTTTAAATATTTTTTTGTTAATGATTATATGTGACAATCATACATCGTTAGAAGAGTGTCAGAAGGAAGTGATGCAAGAAGTTGTTTCACTTCTTCTCTCCATGCATCTTTGTCTTTTTCGTCTGATACTACGGCAAACCAACCCATTTTTCCACGCTCATACCATTTTCCGTCCTTAACAACTGCGAATACTGATATTTCTTCTACATTGGATATATCCTTAATGCGAGCTTGGTCGCAACGACCTTCTGCCTTTAGTTTCTCAAAATAATCAAGGTCTTCTCTTGAATAGAACATTGGAAACTTCGGATAGTATAATGGAGCATACATTGATATATCCTTTAATTTGAGTCTTCCTGCATATCTACCACCCATCTGATACCAATCCCATTTAGTATCATTATTATAGGTGCGCCAAACGCTGCCGTCCTCATGTATCTCAATATCCTCACTTCCATCATCTATATCCATACGGTAATACTTCACGGCATCCTCGTACATCTGTTCGTCCGTCCAGTTAAGATGCTTTGGAAATTCGTTCTCGATATAATCTGCATGTTCCTTTCTACAGTTGGCAAGATATGCATCTTTATCTTGTAGGAACACATCATAGTAATTCTTTTTGTATTCCTCAATCTCCTTACGTTTCTCACTAATAAGCTGCTCTTTAGTCATATATAAATGCATAGGCAGCTCTAGATTTTCATCATACTTGGCGAGTTGTTTCTCTGGCTCATCGCCAATTACCAATGTTAAAAAATGACTCATATTTATCTATATATTAATTCGTTTTCAATTCTAAAATTTACTTGGTTCGGTTGCACCAGTTATCGGTAGATTTCCAATAACCAGCTTACTATATTTCTTTCTTGGATGCGTCAGGATGCTCACTGAGCCATTCCTCTGCCATTTTACTTACGTCCGCCATAATTACTTTCTCAAAGAATCACCTGTAAAAGGAACTGCTTTTGTTGTTGCTATCAGTCTATCCACAACTCTATCTCCATATCTCTGAGTAAGCTCGTCAATACTGAGGTTAGTGGTAAGGATAAGCAATTTCCCCTTCTTTTCAGCAGCGTCACAAAGTTCAGCAAATGGCATACGCTTGTTGCCATAAGAGTTAAGATTATCCTCTGTACCAATATCATCAATATAGATAATATGAAGTTTGAGAATTTCATCAATCTTTTGGTTCAACTCTTGTGCGCTAAAGATGTTTACCACCTTTTTATGTACATCTTTAATAAGAAGAGGAAGGATATACATTCCGATTACCGACTTACCTAATCCGCAACCGCCGAACATCAATAAACCTTTTCCTTTGTTGTCTGTCATCCAATCAACAATAGGTCGGTAATTGCGTTCGTTCCATTCGGCATTACATCCAGACTTCATATTAACAACATACTGCAAGCCGCCACGCAAACGTTTCTCTGCATTAGGAATGCTTATTTGTACTCTGTCAATTTCTTGCGGATAACCAGTATCTCGCATCTGAGATACAAGGTTCTTGAAATATTCGCTATCTATTTGTTCCATCTATCAAGCCCTTTTGTGTAATCTTTATCTTTACTATTCTGCAAATTCATACCAACAGGAAGACTGTTGGTATTCTTATAATGATATTTATTGTTATTGCTCCACGTAACCAATCTGCTTGCAATTTGAAACACTTTCTCCATTTCAAACCGCATCTTTTTTCCACCATCATTTATTTCTGTCCAGTACCGATAGAAATCATTCAACATATCCTTTCCGTACTTTTCGAGGTGAGGTTTCAAACTTTCTGCGAAATCTTTCTTTCGTTCCTCGATAGTTTTTTGTGTGTTAGCAAGTGTGTTACTTGATGTGTTAGCAGCACGTTTCCTACCTTTGTAACTTTTTATATCACAAATAGTTATTACGCTACCTTGGTGTGTTACTTGGTGTGTTAGTATGTGTGTTATATACCAATGTTTAAGCAACGTTCTTACGGTTTGCACTCCAATACATAGTTCACTCGAAATCTTGCGGATGCTAACAATCAATGTTCCGTTATCGTCTGCATTTGCTAGAAGATAAACAAACAAGTTTACGGCATTTGTCCTATCAAGTTTCATTAAATCACAATATTGTTCTTTGCTAATCTTAAAAGAATCCATTGTATTTAAAATTGTATGTTACACAATACTACTGCAAGTATTGCTCGTTTTTCTGAATATCATGCTGAATATGCAGTAGTGCGATATATTCATCAGAGTCGGGAAAATCAAAACCAGCCTCTTCTTTTGCCCACAATTTGAAATCAGAAATTGATTTACTCATTTCGTCTTTCGTAAGGTCAGCAGAAGAACGAAGATACTTATAGCATTCTCCTGTAAATTTATCAATCCCTTCTCTGAGGAATATATCTTTGTTCACTACCAGTTTATAGTAATGTGTCTTAACTTCGTCTAGAGTGTAGCCGTATTGAAGAGCAAATGCTGATAGAAGTAAATGAAGGTAGGCATTCTGATTTAAGGAACGCCCACGCTTCTCTTTCAGTTCTACCATAGCACCTTTGGTTTCCAACTCGGTTACTTTTGCTCTAAATTTTTCTAGCTCAAACACATTTTTTAGATTGAACCACATAAGCGTTGAATGCTCGTTTGATTAACTCTACGCTAGAATGGTAAATCATCAGGGTCAGATGATGGAGCAGCAGATTGTGGCTGCTGCGGTTGTGCAGGTGGAGTGTAAGGTGCAGATGGTTGTGCCACCCCTGCTGGTGCTTGTGCAGTAGCTTGTTGTGACACCTTAGTAACATTCCAAGCACGAATCTGATTAAAATATCTGCCCTGATATTCATGTGCATCAATATCAAAGCTAACGTTAATAACCTCACCGAGCTGAATGCCAAAATTAGCAATTCTATCTGCCCCAAAAACGTCAAAAGCCATCTTCTTAGGATATTGCTCTTGTGTTTCTATTACATAGGTCTGAGATTTCCACTCACCTCTTGCAGAAACGCCGCTTCTTTCAGGTAAAACGGCAATAACTTTTCCTTGAATTTCCATTATTACTTATTAATAATTTCGTCAATAAACTCATTTGCCAACATAACCCTAGATTCCATAAGCATTACATCGTCTCCATTTCTCTCAATCTCAGCCCAATGAATAGGCTTAGATAACCAAGGGCAGTATGTAATGAAAATACCACTAGTAGCACCAGTACAACTCATTTCTGCCATCATCTGCCAGTAGTACTTCGGCTCAGTTTCTTTGAGTGATGTTGCATCGTGGATGAGCGTGCGGTACTTCATATAGGTATTAATGTTAGGGCATTTAACCTCAATAATCTTAATATCGCCGCCATCACGACCATAGATTGCACCATCAGGGCTTGCTGCGAAGTAAGGGATTGTGTCGTGTTTGCAAGAAGAAACATCTGTTATCTCTATCCCTTCATTTTGCGGAAGTTGGCAGAAGCAAGCTTTTGCTTGGTCTTCCATATCAGCACCCCACTGCATAGCCTTTGTGTTTACGGAAACTTGGTCAATGTAATCTTGGAATATATCATCATCGTTCAAGAAATCGGGATTGAAAAGACGTTCACCTGCGATTTGGTAAAGATACGATTTGGCTGTATCTGAGAAAGCTTCATCTTTCTTGCGACCCGACTTCATGATGTCGGCAACCTTAGAACCAGTTATGCAACCTACCCTATTTCTGTACCATTGCAAGCTACGCTGCTCTACATTGTCGGTAATCATTTCTGTTCCTCCTTCTTGGCAGCATCAGCCTTGGCAGCTTCGGCAGCCTTTGCAGCAATATTTTCTTTCTTCTCGCTTTCGATGTTATCAACATACTCTGGAGCAAAAGCATCAATATCCAAATCTTGAACATCAGAAGTATTGGTATTGATAACCGATTGGTCGAAAGTAACAGCATTCTGCATTTCGATTGATTTAGGAGCAAACTTCAAGATTGATTTGAGAACCGTCTTCTGAGCCATAGCATCGAAATCTGACTTCCAAGGAGAATTGAATCCAGCTCTGAAAGCTTGGCTAAACTTTGTAGCATGAGCCTTCACCTTGTCAATATCCCAATAAGCAACCTTCGTGAAACCATTGAGAAGTTCAAACTTAGCCATATAACCAATAACCTTATCTGACTTCTTTTGTTTCTTATCGAAGACATACTCTTCATCGAACTCATCACCTGACACATATTCTCCTTCGTGAACAGGAGCAGCGAGGATTTTCTTAAACTGACCGCTTCGTTGGCAAAGTTGGAGCAACCCTAAGTAACCAACTTGGAACTGTGCTTTCTTTCCATAAGGAATGATATAGCACTGCCCAAGTGTAGGTATGACCTGCAACTGCATTGTTGCAGCAACCATAGCAGCACCGATAATGCTCATAGGTTCAGCATTGCGAAGCTGTGGATTTCCGTTAGCTACACTAATAACTGAACTCATAAAGCTATTAGCCATTTGTGGGCTATTCCATACCTCGTTGAGCTTTCCAACTACGGCAGGTGAGTGCATCAACTCACCGAGCGACATATTGTTTTGTTGTGTCGCAACTTGTGTATTACTCATTTTACGTTAAAACTTTTAAAAATTAATCACTCGTATTTCCATTCCCAATCTTTGCAAACGTAATCACCATTGTAGCTTGCATTAGGGTCTTTGCAGACTTGGAGAAATATACAATCGTGGCAGCTTCTTTTATAGAAAGTTGCTAGTTTACTGTTTGCCATAGCTTTGGGATTTAATGTACTCTATCAATATAACTAAAGTACGTTTCCACCATTACCGAACCAGTAGTTGTAGGTCTTTCGTAATAATGTGGAATCGTACCTAACTTTCTGCCATCACCATCTTGGTAATTCAGAAAAATAGCTCTAGCCGCCACTTTTCTTGACTTGTTTGCAGTAAGTTCCATCAAGCAAGCATGTAACTTGCGTTGATGGATTACTGCATTAGCCATTCTTGGCGGCATAGATGCTATAAGTTTGTCGATTCTACTCATATTTCCATTGATAACCTTTATAAGAAGGTCTTCTGCCACTAGCACAAGCCGTTATACCCGAGAGAGTATACCCTAATTCCCTTGCAGCTTGTCTTACGCCTGTAAAAGCTCTCACAACAACTCCATTTTTTATCATTTGTATTTTCTTTGATAAAGGATGTTTTGAACCAAAAACGCCTTTTGACCAAGCAGAACGACCTAATTTATGAAAAGAATATGCATTATTGTATTGCCTAGTACACCATTCCAAATTCAAGACATTGTTATTTTCCCTATCACCATCCTTATGGTTTATCTCTGGAAGATTGTCTTTATTTGGTAAAAATGCTAAAGCAACCAGTCTATGTACACGATATGGATAACTTTTACCATTTTTATGAAGGTTAACTTGTAAATATCCATCTTTGTTTTTGCATTGACTAAGCAATTTTTCTTTAACAATCCTATTGGCGTGATTAGGTTGATTTTCAAGCTTTCTTTCCACGCTCTTTATAAGCCCAGTATTAGAAGCTTGATACATTCCTTCCCAATTAGGTATATCTTTCCAAATCATATTTATTTTTTTTGGAACACATCAAATACCTTAGTTTCGTTGAGACCTACGATGTCGTAATCAATCATTGTTTTCCCCATTACCTCATCAATATATCGAAGAGCACGTGCCAACGACTTAGCCTGAACCAGATAAGTTACGTTAGAACGCTTCTCCTTATCACTCTTCTCATCAATAGTGATAAACTGGAGTTTAGCTTTGTACCACTTATCATCATCATCCAAGTCAGAGAAGAAAATCTCGCCATAGTTGGTTTTCTTTGCGCTTGTAACGGCAGAATCACCACTAATATAGCAACTCATTTCGTCAATGATAGATGTTTCTGCCTCGGTGCAAGAAAGTGCATCAACAACATAAAGTTCGTTGACAACTTTTTCCGAGCCATCCTCCATCGTCTTTTGGTACTTGATTCTAGTCTCATACCAAGATGCTGTTCTTGCTCTCATTACTCACCATCCTTTCCTTCTTCTACCAAAGACGCAAGCTTATCGAATAAGTCCTTGGCAACCTCGCCTTTGATTTCGATGTACTTTACGTTACCATCACCATTACCACCACCTTCACCATTGTTGGGTGTTTCGTTTTCGCTCTCCAGGCGTTTGCGAAGAGCCAAGTTCTCGTTGTCGTGCAACAACTGGTCGAGAATCAGTACACAATTTGTCTTCTCGATTTCTGCGTCATTACGAACAACCTCATCAGTACCATTGATGATTTTCACCAATTCATCGTACTCTTCCTTTGTCTCACAGTTACGTGCGACACAACCGATAACCTTAAAGCGGTCAATCTCGAAAACCAACTTAATTTTGTCTTTTGCCATAATAGCTACATATTTAATTAATTAAACAATAATAATCTTTCTCTTTCTACTCTTTTCTTTTTGCATAGTGCTACACTAGCCTTGCAAAGTTCAGTATTGTCTCTGTAATAATCTCTTTGCTTTTGCAGTCTTTCTTCACGATTTCTCATATATCTTTCGTGGTCGAGCTGGCTGCGCCTTGATTCGCTTCTCATTTTGCTAATCTTCTTTATCCAAACCTAGCATCATTGATATTGCGCCAACGACTGCGAACATAAGAGCGGTTGCAGCAAGTGCAAATAAAATTATACTCATACTGATAATTCCTCCTTTAACTTTTTAAGTATTCCTTCTTCTTGTTCTCTAGCACCAGTGATATATGCAGTTGCAGCAAAGTCTTTGAAAGACCTACATAATTCAGCATCCTTGCCAACAAGACCCTTACCGATATTTGCTTTTTCAACAAAATCGTATGCTCGCTTTACGACATCTTCAGGAATGCCGCTTGCAATCAATTCCTTTCCAAACTTACTAATCATAATTCAAAACATTTGATAACTTTCTTGCCGCATACTGTCTTGCTTGCGAAGTTGATTATCTCGGCAGCGACTACAAGAACAAGCATAGCAACAAGATAGCATATATAATACATACCTTTCATAATTCAAAAGTCTTTTTAAACTTTTCTATCTTTTAAGAATTTAATCTACGATAACAATCGAAGTAGCCAGTTACATATATGGAGAACAGATTTAATGCTCTCATATTAAAGTAACCATCATCACAAAAATCCAATATCTTACAAACTAACGCCCAAGGCTCGTTTGCGTCTAGCCCCATAATTTTCATGCGTTCAAAATCGCCTTTTGTCAATGGGTCTTTCTTTAATTCTTCAAGTGTTAATCTCGCCATTACACACCTCCAGTACTTTGTAAAAAAGAGCCTCGGCAGTTGGCAAAATTTAAGTGATGAATCCTACAAGAATTGTATTGACTATTTCCAGATGGTCGGTCGGAACTGCCTTGGCTCGTTAAACATTGACCTATTCTAAAGACATCTAAAGTACCGATGATA